GCTATGCACCTAACGGTTCATCATCTGCAGTCTTTAAGATTACTTTAGATGCCGCAGTTCCTAATACTCTTGGTTTCCCAACACTTAATACTCCTACAGTTATTATTGATATGCCTAATGGTGAGCGTATCAATGACTTTGATGTCTACCTTGGTGTCTATGCAGTCCTTGCAACAAGTGCAGGATTTCGCGTAGGTGTGGCAGATAACAACGGAGATATCCAGTATGGACCAGTGCTCTTTGATGATGCACCGTGTAATGCTATTGCTTTCAAGGACCGCTTTGCCTATCTTACAACTTTAGTAGATGGTGCAGCAGGACTTGTACGAGTAGATCTATCTACAGTGGTCCTTGCTAATTCCCTATTCTTTCCTTGGGCTTGGGACTTGGTTGCAACTGGAACTACTACCACTGCCAGCCAGATTGCTTTCTTTGGTAACTCAGACAGGATTGCATTTACTAATGGCAATAATACCTGGGCAGAATCTACAACAAACCTAGTACCAAGTGGCTACTTACGTACTGGTTACATTCGATACAACACACTAGAGGCTAAGATCTTTAAGCTGATGCAAGCTCGTGTGGATACCACCAATGGTGGCGTTACTATCGAATCAGTAGATGCTTCTAATAACTTCTACACTATCGGTGTCTTTGGTCAAGAATCTGCTGTACCTCAGATCAATATTAACTATCCACAAACTGCCCAAGAGTATCTTGGCTTTAAGTTTACACTGACACGTTCTAGCACTGATGCAACTAAGGGACCATTGTTTACTGGTTACCAATTACGTTCGCTACCTGCAACACCACGTCAGCGACTGATTCAGTATCCATTGTCTTGTTTTGACCACGAGACAGACCACTTCGGAGTCGAGGTTGGCTTTGAAGGTGCAGCCTATGATCGTATGTCACAACTAGAGTTAATAGAAAACAATGGAGACACCATCCAGATTCAAGACTTTAGAACTGGTGAGTCATACCTTGGCATCATTGAGGAAATGGATTTTAGAAACAACACACCATCAGATAAGCGATTCTCTGGATACGGCGGATTGCTCTTAGTAACCATTAGGACGGTCTAATGCAGGCACAAGACTACGCAACAGTAGCTGTTGCAGTAATGACAATAGTAGGTGGCTTTGTCGGCGCAGTACGTTGGCTAGTAAAGCATTACCTCAATGAACTCAAGCCCAATAGTGGGTCAAGCCTCAAAGATTCCGTCACAAGACTAGAAGAAAAAGTAGAAATCCTTTATCAGATGATGCTACACAAGGGACGAAATGAATGAAGAAACTTGCCAAGAAAGCCACGCCTGCCGCTATTGCTGTCCTTCGACAAGCCACAGCAATATCACCTTCTCGGAAGAAAGCCTCAGATGGATTGCTACCGAGCAAGGCACACATCAATCAGAGTCCTAACTCAGACCACAACACAGGCCTTGCAGTTGATTTAACTGATGATCCTAAGAATGGTATTGATTGCGCTGACATCTTTCAGAAGTTAAAGGAAGACAAGCGAGTTAAGTACCTGATATTCAAGGGAAAGATCTGGTCAGTAGAACGTGCAGCAGAAGGTGACCGTGATTACAGTGGTAGCAACCCACACAACAAGCATCTGCATATCTCCATCAATGGAAATATGGGTAATGATACAAGTCCCTGGTTCTGGTGGATGAACCAACCAAAAATTGTTAATCAACTCAGAGCAAAAACAATTCCTAAAGCAGTTAAGAAGTTGCCGAAGGAAGAAGTTTGTACCTGTTGCAAGTTGCACGGTGCAAAGTCCTAATCCCCATAGGAGGAAAAATGAACACAGAAACAATGAAGGCAATCGCAGTTACATATCTGAGAGCGGGAGTGGCATCCGTGCTGGCTCTGTATCTTGCAGGTGTGACAGACCCAAAGGCTCTGCTTATGGCAGGAGTCGCAGCAGTTGCAGGTCCATTGCTAAAGGCAATAGATCCATCAGCTACAGAGTTTGGTCGCGGGGCCAAGTAAGAAGTAACTGCGAGGCAAAGAGGCTCACTCCCTACGGGGAGTGGGCTTCTTTTTTTATGCCATTTTATCGGCAGGGCAGGGAACTGTAACCAGATTTCCACAACTAACGCAGGTTCCATCGAGGAACCACCAGACTATCTCGGAATCCTCAAAGCTTGCCATAACCTGAAAGACCTGTGAGCCACAGGTACATACGTGAATGGGTCCTAAACCCCGCAAATCGGTGCCAAAGGGCTTAGGAATGCCACTCCAGGACTTAGGTAAGGACAGTCTGGGTAGGCGGATTCGCATACAATATGATAACTCTATGCAGGTGTCGCGTGACCTACGACACGCCGTTGCTGGTAGCCTTGGTCTATGACAACAATCGTAGGTGTAGAAGGAATTGATTATGCAGTTCTTGTAGCTGACTCTCAGATCACAGAAGATAATCTAGTAACTCTTGCTACATCTACTCCAAAGATATTAGAGGTGGGTAAGTTTCTCATTGGTATCTCAGGAGATACTAGACCTGGCGATATCCTTGCATACAACTGGAAGCCACCGCTCTATCGTGGTGAAGAGCCAGCACAATTTATGGGTAAGAAGATTATCCCAAGTATTCTCACAGCATTTAACGACAACAACTACGACTACAACAAGGTGGATAAAGATGGTGGCTTCGATTATCTCATTGCTTTTAACGGTAATATCTTTCGTATTGCTTGTGATCTCTCTTTTTTCCAAAGCAATCACGGAACGTATGGCATTGGTAGTGGTGGTCAGCTTGCTCTTGGCTACCTGTATTCAGCTATCAAACCTGATGTTGACCTAGCCTACGCAAAGAGACACGCCCGTAAAGCCGTTGAGATTGCTTCGGTTCTTGACGCTAATACTGGTAAGCCTTTACAGTTGGTGGTCCAGGAAAGGATGTAACGATGGAGTTTAATACATACGATTATGTAGAGCCAGAGTTCAAAGATGTAATAGCAACAGGTGAATACGCTGCACACTATTGGTTTGAGCAGGGATGGAAAGCTTGTAGACTTGCTTTCTTATTGCACGAAAGAGGACAAACAAATGACTGACCCAAAAGAACTATTACTCAACGCACTACGTGCAGGTGATGCTAAACGTTCACGATCTACACAAGTACAGATTGGTCCATCAGAGTTAGGTGGTTGTCGTCGTAAGGTCTGGTACAGACTCAACGATCAACCTGAGACTAACGACAATGAGATGAAGCTTGCTGCAATTATGGGTACTGCTATCCACTCTGCCATTGAAGAAGCCTTGTCCGATAACAAAGATGTACTCATTGAAACCGAAGTTGAATACAATGGGATGAAGGCACACATTGACTGCTTCGTTCCAGGCACAGGCGATGTCATTGACTGGAAGACAAGCAAGGTAAAGAACCTTTCATACTTCCCATCAACACAACAGCGTTGGCAAGTGCAGACTTATGGCTATCTATTAGCAAAGAATGGCTATGATGTGAAGCGAGTCTCGCTTGTCGCCATTGCACGTGATGGTGATGAGCGAGACGTTAAAGTTCACACAGAAGATTACAACGAGGCAATGGCACTAGAGGCATTAGGTTGGCTAGAAGCTATCAAGGCATCAGAAGTAGCACCAGAGCCAGAGCGAGAAGAAAACTACTGCAAGTTCTATTGCAAGTTCTATGACGCAAGTGGGCAGTTAGGATGCGTTGGTCTAAAAAAAGAACGTATCGCTAGTGAAGAGGTGTTAATCCAAGACAAGGATGCCTCAACCAATGCGATGAAATATTTACAAATAGACGAGAAGATCAAAGAGTTGACAAAGGAAAAAGACTCACTAAAGTCTGCTCTTGAAGGTATCGCTGGGGTTACAGATACAGGTATCCAAGTTCGCTGGAACAAGGTAGCTGGAGTTACATCAGTAGACAAAGATGAAGTACTTGCTAAACTTGGCTTCGTACCAACTAAGCAGGGTGCAGATTCATTACGGTTAACAATCAAACAATCTGGAGGAAAGTAAATGGCTGCAAACGAAAACACAAAGTTCCAAGTTAACTATAAGTTAGCTGACGGAACTCTTATCAATCTTTACGCAACTGATGTAAAGGATCTAGAGACAGGTCTTGCTGACCTTGGAATGGTTGCAACTCTTATCAAGACAACTGCATCTGACCTAGGTGCTACCGCTGCTGCACCTGCTCGTGCTTCTGTACCTGCACCTTCTGTTGCATCTGTTGCATCACAACTAGGTGCAACTGTTGTTGAAGGACAGGCACCAAGTTGCGCACACGGAGTAATGAGTTTCCGTACAGGTACTTCTGCTCGTGGCCCTTGGAAGGGCTGGATGTGTGCTGCGCCAAAGGGTGCAACAGATAAGTGCGCAACTATCTGGGCTTAGTCAATGCGGGAACCACACGAGTTTGAGGTTCCTTTATGTGCTCAGGTAGGTGGAGATCTTTTCTTTCCTGACAAGGAAAACGAAGGCAAGCTTGTACGTCTGAGCATTGCATCAGCAAAATCAATCTGTCGTAACTGCGAACACATTGTTGAATGTGCTGAGTGGGGTATCCGTAAGGAACGCCACGGTATCTGGGGTGGACTCACCGATGGTGACCGCAGAAGGATACGTAGAGAACGACGAATAATATTGGAAGAGGAGCAGAGTGCTTAACCTATCCCGTGCTTGGGGTGGTGTGACTACCAAAGCCACACCGCTACCTGACGTGTGGAAAAGTTTAGTTAAGCAATCTATCAAGTTCCGTCGTGGCCAAGTCTGTATGGTCGCTGCTGCACCCAATGCTGGTAAGTCAATGTTCGCATTGATCTATGCAATCAAAGCAAAGGTTCCAACGTTATTCTTTTCTGCTGATACAGACACAGCAACAGTAATGATACGTACTGCTGCTCATCTTTCAGGTCACTCACAACTGACTGTCGAAAACAATATCAATAAAAGCCAGCGTTACTACGATCCTTATTTGGCTAAGGCTTCTCATATCCAATGGGTCTTTGATTCCAGTCCGTCTCTCGATGATATCGAGATGGAAGTCAAGGCATATGTTGAACTCTATGGTGTAACACCAGAGCTAATCATCATAGATAACCTAATGAATGTGGCAGCCGAGACAGATAATGAATGGGCTGGGCTTCGTGCAATTATGATGGAGTTGCACGATATGGCACGTAAGACTGAAGCTTGTGTGCTTGTACTCCATCACGTAAGCGAACAGAGTGAGTATGGCTCTCCTATGATGCCACCACCTAGACGTGCAATCCACGGAAAGGTGAATCAATTACCCGCTCTGATCCTTACGCTAGGGTATGACCCATCACAGGGTCTACTCAGGGTAGCATCAGTTAAGAACCGCTTTGGTCCACACTTTGCAGATGCCTCACAATGGGCATCGCTGTTTGTGAACTTTGGTTCTTGTCAGATAGGTGATGATGATGCGCAAGGTAGGGCCTACCTTCGTATCAATAGCGAGGAAAGTACATATGGTGCTATCTAACTACGCTCTAACAATAGAAGAGGAAGCTGTTTGTGTTGAAGTCGGATATCAAAGACAGAAGCCATACTTTGGTGACCCAACGAAGAATGTCAATTACTCAGAGGGTGACCTATGGGAAATGTGGCAGCACGTTGTGTGTGCAGGATCAGAACTTGCATTCGCACGTATGGTCGGTAAGTATGACTTCACTCCACACTACAATAAATGGAAGTCAGAACTCGACATCCCAGGATTCGGAGAGATCCGTTACTCGTTTCCACCAGTAAGAGGAATGCGTTACTCATCTAGAGATAATGATAACCTTGTATATGTGCTGATGTCTGATGGTCTATGCCATAAGACACGAAGGGTTGGACCTGATTGGAAAGGCCCTGAGTACAAAGCTATTGGTTGGAAACTTGGCTCTGAATGCAAGCGTGATGAGTGGAGATACAATGATAAGACTTGGTATGTACCAGTTGCATATCTTAATCCTATGGAAAGTTTGATACTCAATGGCTAACAAGAACGGACGCAAAGGTTCTCAGTTTGAGACAGATGTAATGAAATGGTTACGCAGCAAAAGCGTAATAGCAGAACGTCTGACTAAAGCTGGGGCAAAGGATGAAGGTGATATGGTTGTTATCATATCTGGAGAAACCTACATCCTTGAACTCAAGAACAGGCAGACCCTTTCCCTGCCTGAGTTCTGGAGAGAAGCACAAGTTGAGGCGCTTAACTACGCAAAGGCACGAGGTATCGGGGAAGTCCCTCTGTCATATGTTGTAGTTAAGCGTCGCAACGCTTCAATAGATCAAGCCTGGGTCATCCAGGATTTAACTCAATGGCTAAAGGAGAAACAGTAATGCCAGTACCACAAGGTGATATCACAACAACAGAAATACTTGTACCAGAAGAAGTAGTTGAAGTTTCAACTACAGAAGAAGAAGAAGAAGATGATCTGCCAGAACTGTCATAAAGGCGGAGAAGAGAACACGCTTGCTCACTACAAACGTTCAGCTCAATGGCACGATAAGTGTGACGACAAGGGGTGCGTATGCCAGCACAAGACTGGTCCAGGGTACATAAAGCGAGCAAACGAAAGAACTCCGTTGATGCAACTTCAATCCCCATAGGAACTATTGTTTCCTATTACGGTGGAGAAGTAAGAGAAGGTAAGTCAGCAGCGGTTCGTTGCTGTATACATACAGACAGCAGACGTAGTGCTGTAATGAATACGTATGACAACCTGTACTTCTGCCATACCTGCGGTAAGGGTGGCAGTTCAGTAGATGTTGTTATGCACATAGAGAACTTGGAGTTTAAGGATGCCCTCAATCGTGCAATCGAAATCATTGACGGAAGCGGCCAAACATTACAGCCGAAACATAAGCGCAGAGGCTCTAGGATATCTAGAAGAACGTGGGATATCTGATGTAGTTGCTAGTCAGTATTCGCTAGGTACGGTAGTAGATCCCATCAATGGTCACGAGATGCACCAAGGCTGGCTGTCTATCCCTTATATGACAGCTAATGGTATCTGCGTGGGCTATAAGTTTCGCAGACTAGATGACGGCAAACCCAAGTATGGATCACCAACAGGGCAGAAGGCACACCTGTATAACGTTAGCGATATAACTATTGACTCGTCATACATTGCAGTATGTGAAGGTGAGTTAGATGCGCTGGTCTTGTCTGGTCTTGTTGGCATACCAGCAGTAGGTGTACCTGGGGTACAGGCTTGGAAGCCACACTTTGTCAAGCTCTTTACTGGTTACGACACAGTTTTTGTTATTGGCGACAATGATATTAAAGAAGATGGCACCAACCCTGGCGCAGAGTTTGCTAAGCGTGTCGCGCAAGAGGTTTCTAATAGCACAATAGTAACATTACCCCCATCAATGGACATCAATGACTTCTATCTGACCAAAGGTTTAGATGCAACGAAGGCTTTGCTACTAGGACAGAAGGATGAGTAGAGACGAATGGCTACAGATGGTACAGATTTTGCAGCATATGGGCTTCCAGATCCTAGAGATCAATATGGAAACCGAGACTATACTGCTTCGGCCTATGCCGACAAGGTAAATGAAGCGTTCATCGCAGATGTCTGGCGCATTATGGATCAAGCAGGCAATCTACTGGTGCGTAAGCATCACGACTACGGCCCAAAGAACATTGCTCATTCACCAGGTGGACCACTTAATGGTCTGCGTGTACGTATGTGGGACAAGATAGCTCGCATCAATAACTTACTAGACTCTGGTATTAAGCCAAGCAATGAGTCATTGCGTGATAGCTTTGTGGATTTATTAAACTATTCTGCTATTGCAATGATGGTACTCGATGGTGTGTGGCCAGAGGTAGAAGAACCTAATTGTGATTGAGCTACATAAATCTATCTACGACATAGCACCTAGCGTTGCTAGTGCAATAGCCCGTCGCTTTCGTGGCTACGTAGAACGAGATGATGTACTACAAGAGTGCCTTGCTTGGGCGCTTACACGTGGTACACAATTCAATGATGCTCTCAGTGAACCTAACCCAGTCCAACGTGTTATCAATGAGAAGCGCATTGCTTGGCAGATGAAACGTGCAGCAGAACGCTATGCTCGCAAGGAGAAGGCGGCTAAGTCTGGCTATCGAACAGGTGATGAAGCCTTCTACGATACAGCTATGATCGCACAGGTTTTACCTCACGTTATCGCATCCATTGTAGATGACACGGTGCTAGAGCAGGCTCAGAACCTTATTAATGATGGCTCACCTAAGAAGCCTAGCGTTCCAGCAGAAGGTGGCAACCTGCTTGCTACCTTGATTGATGTGAAGCGTTCATATCTAAAGCTTGAAGTAGAAGATCAAACCATACTTCGTATGCGCTACCACGAAGGACTTACCTTGCAACAGGTGGCAGGCTTACTAGAGTGTGCAGTATCTACCGCAGATCGTAGATGCACCAGCGCATTACGCAAGGTGCAGAATGGTTTGGGTGGTGATAACCCGTGGCAATGAAAGAGATTGATTTATTCTTGTTCTTACTGGACACCAAGTACCCTGACTTGCAGAAGTCAGAGGGTATCTATGACTCATTCGATTGCATCAGTCGTGACTCATCTGCATACATAGAGTTGAAGTGTCGCAACACCCACTATCCCACGCTACTGATTGAAGAGATGAAGTATCGTAAGCTGATAACGCAGGCAGCAGAGCGAGATCTTACCCCGTTCTACATTAACTCGACCCCAGAAGGGGTCTTTTCTTTTGACCTGATGGAAGTGCCAGAGCCTGAATGGTTTAGTCATTGGATGCCAGCGACAACAGAGTTCTCACGTTCCAATAAGGTCAGTAAGTTAGTAGGTTATCTACCTATCGAAGAGGCGGTAAAGCTCTGATGCAGTACGACTATCGTTGCCCTGATTGCAATGGGGAAATAACTATTGAGCGCAGTATCCACGAGGATCCACGTGAGCCTTCTTGTTTTGATTGCCACGTAACAATGATCCGTAAGTGGGATACGCCTGCCATTACCTTCAAGGGTAAAGGCTTCTACTCTACCGACAAGTAAAGAACCCTACCGCGGAAGGGTGCAGTAGGGTTCTCGTTACTCGGAAGAGGTGAGCGGATCAGATAGTATCAGTACCAGCCTCGTCTGTCGCTATGGCTGAGAGCGCGACACGCACTCCCTGCGTAGCGGTGATTAATGTATCGTAGGCCGTGAAGGATTTGTAGTTCAGGTTCTCTACTACGTTCTCTAAGGAGTTGAGCAATTCCGAAAGCTGAGCTAATTGGTTCTCCCTTAGAGTTCTTTGGGAAACCAAGGTGGTCGAAGCGGGATTCACGGGTCCAAAGTCGTAAGAGGCACGTCGTTTCTGCTCTCGTATAACCGAGAGCTTTACTAAATTTGTATGCAAGTTTTCTGTTCTCACTCTTCTCCTCCATTGTTGCCTTGGTTTGGATCGGTTTGGGTAAGGGTAATTCCCCTAGCCTTTGCACGTGCAACGATACGAGGATTAACAGTAGCCCCGTTAAGATCAATCCACGCTTTGCCTTCTTGCTCATCACTCACCTTTTCCTTCTCCAGCAATTCTTTATACGCATCTGGGTAGGCTTGTGCCAGCTTCACCAGGGCGCGATCTCTTGCTCTTCGATAGTTGCGGTAATAGACGGCTTGCTTTGCAGCACTCGCCAGTCGCTTCTCATTGTCCATTGATCTTATCCTCCCATACAATTAGGACGTACGCCACTAGCATTACGCCTAGGATACCCAAGAAATAGCTCATTGATTCACCGCCAATACCGCATAGACAAGCTTGGTGATGTCAATGGGTTGGCCTACGAGGTGAGCATCTTCGTCATCACTCTCCCAACCCGACACAAGGATCCTGCAATTAACAGGGCTATTGCGTAGGTAGCGGATAGCTTCGTGCGTATCGTTGCCACCCCAGATCGCCTCACCCTTCTCGTCTACCACTTCGTATAGGTTCACAAGTGGCGAGACGCGAGGGTGGAATGCAATTACTCTGTCGTCTGGATCTCCTAAGAATGGATCTCCGTTGCTATCGAAGCGTAGGACTCTACTCATTCTCTCCCTTCCCTTCTGAGTAAGCATCAACCATAGACAAGGCGTAGGTCATACGCATTAGATTCATTCCCGCCTCCTTCTCTGTATCCTCTTCTTGGATCTGGATCAAGGCTAAATCTCTACACAATTCTGCCTTAGCTTGCCAGTATTCTTTATTCATTACTTCCCTCCCACTAATTGATCTGTTATCTGGAACCCTGTTGGTACGTGGAGACCGCAGTAATACCCGCCCCAGCCCCCTGCACAAGTGTCCATAGCATAGACAGTAGCCTGTCCCTTGCAGTTTTCACACACTTTACTCATTCTCCCCCTGCCCTTCTGTTGGTAGCACTCTACCCTTCCATTGTGTTTCGATTATCTTAATTACATCTTCACCAGTAGATAGCTTCTCCCAGTCCCACTCTTTCGGATCTCCGTCGTAAGTCTCTATCTCTAGTGTGACTAGGTATCTATCCTTCACTCACCCGCCTCCTCTTGGATCTCCTTCACCACGTCGTTCACGGCCTTGTCTGGCACGTCCGAGGATAGTGAGATCTTAGATAGTGCCTCGCCTAACGCCGTGCGCCAATTACTCGCCTCTCCCGAGGCTAACAAGGTAGGCTCTTCACCGCTAAAATCAAATAGCTCTACCTTATTCCACTTAGATCCCGTCTGGATCACTAGCGTTACCACGTGCGTTGTCGTTTTCTCTTCGTTCATTATTCATTCTCCTCTTCTATAGCTTCTAGTAAATTAATTATGCCAACGATCTCTTCTGGAATTCCTTGCTCTCTCCAAGCATAAGAGTATAAGAATTTAATCTGATCTCTTAATAGCTCTAGATCTACCTTCATTACTCACCCTCTCCTTCTATTACCGATACGTGGACAGGCGGGAATTCGCCTAGCCCGTCTAGCCAGATCTCTTTGTCCTCTAATAGTAGCGAGACGCTAATAGAGTGAGCGAAATTAATAGGATCTATCCCTAGCTCTCCACGAATAGCCTCGTTAGCTCTATCTTCTGCCAGCTCACGTGCATCATCACTTAGGTTACCCGTCGTATCGTCTAAATCAATAGAGATACGGGTGGTAAGGCTCCAATAGTTACCCGTAAAAATAACGTTATAGTCGTACTCTTTCATTACTCACCCTCCAATTCGTAGGTAGCGTCATTCGCTACGCTATCTCCATACTCTTCTGCAATTATGAGCTTGGCCCGTGATAGGGCCTCGCTATCGTTATCGGCTCCTAGTGAGATCGCCTCACCCTTCAATGTAACTAACACGGTATAGTCCTTCATTATGCGCTCACCTTCTGCACAATTCCACGGGGTAGATCTCTTGTGCCGTCCTCTAAGAATGATCCATTTTCTTCCCGCTCTTGATCCGTTAAGTATTGCAAGGCACTTAGCTCGCTAGTCTCATTCTCTATGTATCGGTAGCCTAACGTCTCTAATCTCTTGCATAAGTGGCGCAATTGCTCTTCAATAGAAGATCCCGATAGATCAATAGGTTCATCATTCTCATCACTTAGCTCTACGTTGAAAGAGTTATAGTGAGAGTAATGATTACTCCAAGAATTTCGCACTAGATCTACGTAGCAAGATCCTTCTGGCCACGATAGATCTGGAGCCTCGCTCTTATAGATTCTACCGTATAGTGCCACGCCGTCGCCTTGGCAATAGCTAAGTGAGTAGGCAATAGTTATGTCCTCGGGTAAGGATCCAAGATCCTCTTTAAGCTTACCTTCTAAGTAAGCGGTAATCTCCTCCTCGCGTAACCATTCCAATAGACGGTTACGTGTCTCTTCGATAGCTTTATTACGTGCCTCTTCATTCAATTCCGAGAATGAGTAACGGCGTACTGTGTATTCGTTCATTATTACTCCCCTATCCCGTAGCTCTGGCAGATCTCCATAACCGCATCATCTAATTGCTGTACTAGCATCATTCTTTCGTCGTCGTTCAATTGCTTAACCATTCCCGCTGTAACGCTTGATTTCCATACGTTCATTACTTACCCCTTCCAAGGTATTTATTAGGGCGATTCACCCTCCCCTCCCCTCCACGTCTGCCCGTGGAGGAGAAGAGATAGCTAACCGCTATTGCCTTACCTTACCCTATAAGTACTCGAATAGATCACCGTCGCCGATTATGTCCTCTATGTCCGATAGATCATAAGGATCATCACCGTAGATTAGATCATTCAACTGTGTAACGATCTCCTCTTTCGTATCTCCTATCACTCTCCCGCCTCCTCTCTACACTTACACAATAAACCGCACGTAAAGCATACGTCGCCTCTCGTAACCCCCGAAGTGTAACGATAGCTCCGATAGCCTTCGGGATCTTGTACATAGTAACGGCCTTCTAAGTCTTGCTTAGCCCCGTGAAAGACACGGGCCTCTTCTAGTATCCTCTTATCTTCACTATTCACTCTTCCCCCTCCTCTAGCTCATAACGTAATCGGGCGCACGATTCAATAAAGCTACGCTTGGCCTCTCCCTCTTCGTAACCGTAATACGTGGCAGATTCAAGCCACCTAAGCCCTTCGTGATACACCAAGGCAGACACGATTAAGGCTCCACTATGTTGCACTCTTTCAATTGTCATTCTTCTCACCCTTCTCCTCTAATCTAATTATTTGTGCGCTATCGGGTAGCTCTAGTGTCGCCATACTCCACGCCTCGTTTTCGCTATCTGCCGTTAAGTAAAAGAACGAGGTCACTTTCCAATTACTCATTAGGCCAACACTTTCCACAGTATTGGCAACTATAAGAATTCGTGTATTGGTTATAGATAACCTCACCCGATTTCTTGCACGATACGCAAGCATTATCTTCGGAATAGCTATTCATTACTCTCACCCTTCTCCTCTTCGTCGTAAGATCCTACGGGAATCACCTTCACGATTCCCGCCTCTTGTAAAGCTTTCAATAGATCCGCGCTCACCTTTTCCCCTTCCCCTCTTCTAAGAATCGTTTAAGGCATAAGTAACCTTGCTCACCGCTAAGCGAGGCAGACAAGGAGACATCACTAAGCCATAGATAATACGTATAATCTGACACTTCGTTACTCACTCTTCACCCTCTCCTTGTATGTAATCGTTATACCCTGTGCCGTCGTCCCCGTTTTCTTGGCGATCTTCTATCCACTTCTTTAGATTACTCACGCGCTCACCCGCTCCTTCTGCCCTAATTGGATCCCCGCTAAGGCGTAAGCCTTCACGATAGCCTTCACCCGTGGCGCGGTTAGATCCGCGCTCACTATCTCTTCACCCGTAGATAGATCTACAAGGCTCACCCGCTCCTTCTGATACTTCATAACTAACCCCTTCCAAGGTTTAGATTCTGCCCCTAGTGGCAGATTACCCCGCACGGCCTCGGGCCGTGCGAGATAATTCGCTCCTAGAGATTACAGTCTGCCATTGATCCCGTGCAGATCCCCGTCTCGGTTATCCATACATTACCCGTGATCCAAAAGGCCACGGCGATCAGAAGGCCTACGGCCACGCCTAGCACGAAGGCCCCGCGCTTGGTTAGATTCTCCATTATTTTCCCGCTCCTTTACATAGTCGGCAATTATTAGATCTTGGCGCTACGCCTTTACACTTAGGGCAATTCATTATCTTTACGCCTCCAAGCCTTCAAGCATAAGGGAGGCATAACGCCATACGGGGGAGCCTTCGGGTACTTCACGACGTGCGCCGTCGAACCAATCTTGGAAGACATAATCAATGCGACGGATCCCGTCGCCGTCGTGCTGTACTTCGATCCAATCGGCGGGGCCTCCACCGCTCCACGTAAAACGGGTAACTTTATGGGTATCGGACCCGTAGGCCATTTCATTGATCTCATCAATGGCCCCGTCCCGCTCCTCCTCGGTGGCCGTGCAATCTTTATCGTCGAAGATAGTGAAGAGCGTGTCTAGATAACGCTCACGATCTTTCAACTCGCTTTCAATTCGGGCCTCGCAACTCTTGTCCTTGATCTCTTCTAATTGTGCGCCTAGCTCATCAACTGTGTTATTCATTAGTTAGATCCCTTCGATAGTGTGGCGATACCTCCGACAATGGAGGCGGATAATAGTGAGATTAGTGCGAACGCAATAGTTACGTCGTAAGTTATGGCGACACTCGAAAGAGTCGCGTAAAGAATAACGGGTGTAAAAGTAGCGATAAACAATAAGAATTTCACTTAGTTATTTCCTTTCAGATTAGACATTTCCCAATTCCAATTGAATTCGTTTATGTCCCAAGGTGTAATTTCATTATTAAGATTTTCACGTGCGAATAGTTCGGCCTCTTCACGTGTTGCATACGTGCGAATAGTTAGCCATAAATTATTCTTCAAGATTCGTACCGCGTACATAATCATTACTTAGATCCTTCCAATAAAGTGAGGAGGCAGATCCTCTTCACGGGTATAACTATACACGACGCTACCGTATAGGGAAGGGAGGCAAGGCGGAAAGATTCGGCTACGTGTCCTTAGCTAAGGATCCAAGGCGGGGAGGATCCACGGCCCGAAGGGATAAGGCGGGGCTAGATCCAAGGGAGGAGGCAAGGCCCGAAGGATCCAAGGTAAGGCGGGAAGGGTGAACCCTTGGCCCGTAACCCTTGGCCCGTGGATCAATGGAGGCGGGGCGGGGAAGGATCGAAGGCGCGAGGCTTGGCCGTAGATCCTTGGAGCCTTGGCCTATTCGTTAGGCCTCGGGGTTATCGGTGGAGCGGGTTTATTAATTAGGGGTTAGGTAATTGATACAGGGATCCCCGTGCCGATAGGGGAGCCTACCCTCGGGGAATACCTAACGGTACGGTACGGGGCAGACGGGAGGCCTTCGGCTACGGTACGGGCCACGGGTACGGCGAGCAGACCCTACGGTGTTAAGTTTAGTGCGTGTGTATAGTATGTACCCACTACAGATATATTTCCTAAAGTAAACCAGATCACTTATTTATGTCCTAGTTTGTACCGTATTGTATGTGACGTTAGTCACATTCTGTAAATACTTTATACCATAGGCAGGAAATGATGTTTTTTTCCTGCCTTATATACAGTAGGGGCGGTAATTGTGATAGCCCCGTAACTACTCGCTACGTTGGCACTACGCGAGTCCCTAGGACGAGCACCAACTTACCCCTCGCTTCGCTGTGGCTCGCTCGGGAGTTTACCGTATCCGTGGTTGTGCAGAGCACAACTTTTAATCGGGTGTAGTCTATCTATAACCCAATGAGATACTGGAGACCCAATGGCTGAGAACTCAGCAGATATAGCAAAGCGAATCATCTTAGGATGTGTAGCTGAGGGTATGACCATTGAACAAGCCTGCCTATCGGCAGGTAAGTCTATGAAGACATACGAGTACTACCGACGTACCGACAAGATCTTTACAGACAAAGTAGACCGAACCCGCCTTGGACTAAAGGACAAGTCCTTCGCCGCAGGCGATGTCCACGACATCACCTTCGCCGAGTTCCGCCAACGCTTCCTTAACTCTAAGACCTTTCCCCACCAGCAAAACCTTGTTGATATGATCGAAGGCGTTGAGCCTTCCTGGTTACACCCTTCGATGAAGTACGAGCCAGGACTAGCCAACAACCGTATCCTTATTAACATCCCGCCAAACCACGCCAAGTCCATCACAATCACTGTGGACTACGTAACCTGGCAGGTAGCCCGTAATCCTAACTTTAGAGTGCTGATAGTCTCACAGACCCAGCAACTTGCAGCCGACTTTCTCTACGCCATCAAGCAGCGTTTGACTCACCCAATGTATGAGAACCTTCAAAATGCTTATGCTGCTGGCGTAGGGTTTAACTCTAAGTCTGCCTCCTGGCAGGCTACTCGTATCACCTTTGGTGATGAGCTTCGTGAGTCTAGCGAAAAAGACCCAAACATTGAAGCTGTAGGTATCGGCGGTCAGATCTACGGCAAACGTGCCGATATGATTATCGTAGACGATGCTGTCACTTTGAAAAACGCCAATGAGTTTGAACGCCAAATCAAGTGGTTGACACAGGACGTACGTTCTCGTCTGAACCCTACTGGTAAACTTATTATCATTGGTACCCGCGTTGCTGCAGTTGATCTCTATAGAGAACTGCGTAACCCAGACCGCTATCCAGGTGGTCAAGTTCCTTGGAAGTATCTGGCAATGCCAGCTCTGCTGACAACGGATGAAGACCCTGACAAATGGGAAACTCTCTGGCCAGCAAGTGATGCTCCCTTTGATGGGCAAGAAGAATCAGATCTTAATGAGGACGGCCTTTATCCTAGATGGAATGGTCGTAACCTTTACAACGAACGCCAAGCTATGGATGCTTCCACTTGGGCATTGGTTTACCAGCAACAAGACATCTCAGATGATGCCATCTTTGATCCAGCGTGTGTAAGAGGTTCTATTGATGGTATGCGCAAAGCAGGTCGCTTGGTTCCTGGTCATCCAGGCCATCCACGCGATACGAACGGCTTTAGTTTTATTTGTGGTCTTGATCCCGCTATGGTTGGTGATACAGCCGCCATTTGCTACGCTATTGATCGGGTTACTCATAAACGCTATATCGTTGACGCTATTAAAATTACTAGGCCAACGCCTGCTCAAATTCGTCAGCTAATCTTTGACTGGACTTCACTGTATAGTCCTAGTGAATGGATCGTGGAGAAAAATGCTTTCCAATCATTCCTTACGCAAGATGAGGGAATCCGCGCAAACTTGGCCTCTAGAGGAGTGCTACTGCGGGAACACCATACTGGAAACAACAAGTGGGACTCAGGATTCGGTGTTGCATCAATGTCAACTTTGTTCGGCACCAAGCAACACGACGGTAAGCACCACAGAGACAACCTTATTCACTTACCTTCTGACCAAACTGAAAACATTAAAGCGCTCATTGAGCAACTAATTACTTGGTCCCCAACGACCAAGGGTAAAACCGATATGGTAATGGCGTTATGGTTCTGTGAGATCCGCGCCCGTGAAATGCTTAACCAAGGTATCCACGCAACGCACCATATGAAAAACCCCTTCCTGTCTCGTTACGAACAGGGCAAGCGAATGGTCGTCAACATTGACGAACTGCTCGCAGAAAAAGAACGCACATTCATCTAAGGAGAAATCTTGTTATCAACTAAAGAGGTCGCAGCGAAGGTAGCACGGCTACAAACACGCTACGCCGCACGTGACCAGAGAATGCGCGATGTGCTCTCTGTACGTCAAGGTGATATTTCTAAGGTATACCCTGCGATGTTTTCTGAGGAATACCCAAAGCCTCTCGTTGCTAACTTCGTAGATGTAGCAGCACGTGACTTAGCAGAGGTAATGTCACCTCTACCATCCTTCAACTGCGCAGCTACCAATATGGTTTCAGACTCTCAGCGTAAAGCTGCAGATACTCGTACACGTATTGCTAACTACTACGTCTCATCTTCTGATCTTCAAATTCAAATGTACACAGGCGCTGACTGGTTCAACACCTACGGTATGCTCCCAGCGATTGTTGAGATGGACTATGAAACCAATAATCCGAGAATACGTCTGCTTAATCCTTTTGGTACTTATCCTGAAATTGATAGATTTGGCCGTACCCTCTCGATCTCGCAGATAATTGCAACAGATGCTGAATCACTTGCGATGCAATACCCAGAGTTCTATGACCAAATTATGCCACGCAATGTGTATTCACCTGGCTCACCGTATGTATCTTTAGTTCGCTACCACGACAAAGACCAGGACTTAATCTTTATCCCAGAGCGCAAGAACCTAGTTCTATCTAATACACCTAACCCAGTAGGCAAGTGCCTAGCAGGTGTAGCTATGCGTTCATCTATTGATGGCGAAGCACGTGGACAATTTGATGATGTTCTATCAGTTCAACTTGCTCGTGCTCGCTTTGCAGTGTTGCAGATCCAAGCCGCAGAAAAATCTATCCAAGCACCTATTGCTATCCCACAGGATGTGCAAGAGTTGGCATTGGGTCCAGATGCGATTATGCGTTCTGCTAATCCACAAGGTATTCGTCGTGTTCCACTAGAACTTCCTAACGGTGTCTTTACCGAATCAGGTGTTCTAGAACGTGAACTACGTACAGGTGCTCGTTATCCTGAGACTCGTTCAGGAAACATTGACGCATCTATCGTTACAGGTCGTGGTGTACAAGCACTACAGGCTGGCTTTGACACACAGATCAAAGCAGCGCAAGCACAGTTTGCTCGTTTGTTTATGGATCTTGTATCTATGTGTTTTGAAGTAGACGAAAAGATCTTTGGCAATATGACCAAGGAAATTAAGGGCGTTGACGACGGTACTCCATTCAATATGAAGTACGTTCCATCAAAGCAGATTGCTGGTAACTACGGCGTAGATGTCCGTTACGGCATTATGTCTGGTATGGATCCAAACCGTGCAATCATCGCTCTACTACAAATGCGTTCAGACAAACTCGTATCTCGTGACTATGTACGTCGTGAGATCCCAATGGAGCTTAATGTGACGCAGGAGGAACAACGTGTTGATATCGAAGAAATGCGCGATTCTCTGCGGGTGGCTGTTGCTCAGTATGCTCAGGCCATTCCAGCGCTTGCAGCGCAAGGTCAAGACCCTAGTGAAATTATCTCCCGTCTTGCACAAGTTATCCAAGGCCGTCAAAAGGGTCTTCAGTTAGAAACAGTTATCGAAAAAGCTTTTGCACCAAAAGAACAACCAGTAGCGCCAGAAATGCCTATGATGCCAGGCGCACCAGGAACTCCAGCAGCAGGTGCGGCCCCCGTACCTGCCTCGCAGCCAACTCCAGAACAAGGCGGAGCGGCCCCTGCTGCTGGTCCAGAACAACGTCCAGATATAGCAACCCTGCTAGCTTCTATAAGCGGCGCAGCATAAACGAGGGAGGTGTAAAATGAACAGAGGATCACGTGCAGCAGCACCAATGTCAAAGCCAACTGAAGGCAAGAAGGATACTTCTAAGCCAGCAGGACCAGGCAAGGTAGTACCATCAATGATGCCAGCAGGTCGTCGCGGTAACGCGGTGAAAAAGGGATAGAGTAATTCTAATTAACGGAGGTACTGGGCGTGGATGATAACAATTCAAAAGTTCCACGCTCAGTACACTTCGCAGATTTTCTTGTAGTTTTTTCAGGTTTATTACATAATATTTTTAGTGCATTCCACGCATTCACAGAAGAGTTAATGGAGATAGCTGTTTACAACGCTAACCGAAACTCAGAGATTAATAAAGCGTGGCAACAATTTTCAAACGATTTAGAAAAGATAGAGGAGGATACCGATGGTAGATAGCCCATTACAAATTGGCGGTCCTGGAAAATTCTCCGTACGTGAAGACTTGCCACCATCACAAAACTATGGTGATCGCAAAGCGATGGCAGAAGATATCGCAGGTGCTCCTACTTCTACTCCACCATCTGCTAAGGCTACGCCTGTTGCAGATATGGCACCACCAAAACCAGATCCGTTGGTAGGAATGTTTGCTCCATCACAACGTGCTGGCGAAGACGTTATGACTATGGCTGGTCCACCACAACCAGCAGAAGGTAAATTGTCAGACACACTTGCAGCATTACTTCCATACGATCAAACTGGAGAGATTTCTGTTCTCTATCAGATGGCTTTATCTAGAGGTCAGTAGTGGGATCAACTTCCAATAACATTAAGGCTATATCTTCTAGAGCTGGATTAACACCAGCGCAACAACAGCAGATCAATGGCTACATTAAAGCTGTAGACTCGCACCAGAAGTTAACATCTCTTCCATCTGACGTTGCCAAGTTAGAGTACTCAAAGCTAACTCCAGAACAACAGAAGTCCTTGAAGGATAACTTTGGTGATGTTGAGGAAAAGCGTGGATGGCTAGGAACAGCGCTTCATTACACAATAGATCCTTTAGTTGCAGTGGTATCTGCTCCAGTAAAGTTAGCATTCAAAGGTGTTCAAGAACTTTCAGATTTATCTACACGTGTTGTTCGTACGGGTTTAATTGCCGCTGACCAAAAAATTGATATTGGCAAAGCGTGGACAACTGCTAACGACAAGGGTGACAAGGTATTTAGCCCATCACGTATGGCAGAAGCAAACCGAATCTTTGGTTCGCAGTATATGTCTGTTGCGCAAAAAGTCGCAGAAGGTATGACCCTAGACCAAATCATTGCAACTGGTACAGAAGAAGAAAAGCGAATTGCATCAGGTGCTGCACAAAAGAAAGATCCACTCTTTCAGGATGCACTAGATGCTGCTAACGCTGCTAAGTATTCTCCAGGTAGATTTATTGCCAACGCTATTCTTCCGCAGAAGTGGGAAGGATCAGGTGCTGCATACAGAACTATCTCTGGTCTTGGTGATGCTGCATTCCGTGTGTTTGCAGATCCAACGCTACTACTTGGTAAAGCTAAGAAAGCATACGATGTTGGAAAGTATGCGTTAGATAATATCGTTGGCGATGCTGGCAATGTACAAAAGGCATTTGAAGTAGCAAGCGTACAACGATTTGACCAAGCCTATGTTGGAGCACTCAAGAAGTATTCAGTAGCTCGTAAGGCAGTCAAAGAAGGTGGTGTAGATCCACAGACTTTGGTACAAGCAAGTCTTGAACTCAAGCGTATTGCCCCTGAGTTTGGTGATGATGTTATTGAAGCAATGCTCAAAGAAGGTGTTGCAGAGGCTGGCACTATGAAGAACTTTCTTGCTAACAGCGAGGATGCACTTCGTACTCTTAAAGGTCAAGCAGGTCGTCAAGTTCAATTACTACCACGTATGAACCTTGCACGTCAAACTCGTATTGCAACATTAACTACTGGTAATAAGGTTCTTCGCTTTGACCAATCAGGTAAGCGTATTAACCGTGAAATCTTTGGTGACCAGACAACCATTGGTGGCGTTGAAGGTCAGTTAATGCGTCAGACAAAGTTTGTTGATTCACGCACAGGAGAAGCAGCAACTGCTAACACTCCTAAAGAGTTTTTAGATCAGATTGAAACAAACGTTATTGGCGAGATTGAGCGTAAAACTGCCAAGCTTCGTGCAGACGGTGCATTCCGTATGCCATTGGATTATGTCCAAGATCGCATTGACCGCTTTGCATCTAAGTTCTCAAAGGTCCCATTCTTCCGCGATAACTTCTTTGATCCTAACGCACCAGATGCTGCTGAAAAGGTCTATCAATTATCACGCCTTGCTAATACTCGTTACAACTCACGTCTGTTTGCAGAAGCATTCAAGGCTGGAGATGAAGCACAGAAGCGTCAGATTATGATGGGTGTCTTTAATACAGTAGCTGAGATCCGTGGACTTAACAAAGTTCCTGGCGGTAAGAATATTCTTGACAAGTTGGCTAACTCATCTCGCGAGCAACTTTTTGCTCCACGTATCTTGATGCGTGATACTAAGGGTAAGCCAGTACTTAACGATGACGGAACACTTCGTTATTTTGAACCATCTAGTTTTAATGACCAACAGTTTGCTATCTTTGATTTCCAATTAGCATCAGGTATGAGCGTTCCTAAGATCCAAGATATTGATGGAATCGTTGACCGCTATCAAATAGCAAGTAGGATTATGGCTTTTTCACATAAACCTTGGGTTGAAGGAGTTACATCTGCTTGGTCATTTTTGACTCTTGCTGGTCCTCGTTTTGCTGTACGTAACTCTATTGAAGATCTAATGGTTCACCTTGCAGTGGGCGATTCAATCTGGGGTGTAGCAGCAGGCCGACGCTTGTCAACCAAGTTACGTGCTGGTCAAGGCGGAGATACTCTAGGAGTTATTAACAAGCTCGTTAAGCGTTCAGACCGTGCTTTATATCAAGGCAAGATCGAAGCAGCTAAAACTGTGCAAGAAGCTCGCAAGGTTATGGCAGATGCTGTTATGGCAGATAAGTACCTTGGCAAGCTTGACCCACAGGCACGTGAGATTATTGCTGAGATGGCAGAGTTTGGCGCTATTGATGAACTGCTTGCAGGCGTTGCAGAAGGTGGTAAGAAGGGCATCACTGGTGCAGACCACTGGACAGATGCGCTTCGTACTGTAGATCAATTTGGCACATCTCGTGAGTACAAAATTGATGGAGTTACATACGCTAAGGAAAGCGGTGGGAGCTACCGTGAGTATTCTCCAATTACAGCAGAAGGTAAGATTGCTTGGATAACAAGTATTGCTGCTATTGGTAATGACCCACTTGGCTCTATCGCTCTTCAATATATGTCAGATAATCCAAGTGCTAGAAGAATTGCTATTGATAAAATCGTAGATTTTATTAACTCTCCACAGTACGCAAGCCAAAAGGCTCGTTTCCAGCTATACCGTCCAGGTAATAACGCTGACGTACGAGTACACGCTGAGAATGTCTACGCTGCAACTCGCAACCTATTTGTTAATAGCCAAGACAAAGTAAATCAGAAGTTGCTAGCCAAGGTAAGTATTCGTACACCTGAAGGCGGCATTAAGATCAACACACGCGACTTGGGCATTGATGACTTACCACAACTGGCAGAAGATGCACCACAGTTTATCTCTGGTCCAAGCATTATGCCTATCGCAGATGGTAATCCTGCTGGAAAGATTGTAGGAAAACACTGGGAATGGGTTGGCGAGATGAATGCTCGCTGGTCACGTGAGCCAATGGTTCTATCTGCTGCTATTGATATGCGTAAACGTTGGAAAAATGGCGGTTTAGAAGAACGCTATATGAAAATACTTACAGATCCTATTCGCAATAACGCTAAACTAACCGATGCTGAGAAGGCTGTCTTGATTAAAGACGCTGAAACAAAGGGTAAAGTTAAGATTATTGAACTAACTCAGGACCTTGCTAAAGAGCGAGTGCTTGCCTATGTGGATAATCCAGAGGTTCGTACACAATTAGCATTCACAATGCGTAACTTTGCTCGTTACTATCGTGCAACAGAAGACTTTTATCGTCGTGTATTGCGTGGAGTTCGTTACAATCCAGAGTCAATCGCACGTGCATCACTAACATACGAGGGTGTATCACACTCTGGCTTCGTTCAGAAGGACGATCAGGGTGAGGCTTACTTCATCTATCCAGGAATGCAACCAGTTTATGCAGCAATGGCTAAACTGTCCACAGCATTTGGTATTAAGGGTGCGTTCGTCGCTCCGATGCCAGTGGAATTTGGTGCAAAGCTTAATATGATTTCACCATCTATGAACCCAGACTCATTGTTTCCAACATTCTCTGGTCCATTGGCAGCATTGCCAGTCAAGATGATGTACGAGTTGGTGCCTTCATTGAAAGAATCAGAGAAGTATCTCTTTGGTACCTATGGAGAAGACCAACCAATTATTAACGCTATCCTGCCAGCACACATTAACCGTGCATTAGGTGCATTAAACAAGGATGAGCGTGATTCACAGTACGCATCAGCTTTCCGTAAGGCAGTTACCTACTTAGAGGCTACCGATAACGGGCTAAAGATTACAAAGGATGCACAAGGCAACGATGTTCCACCAACTCCTGGTGAGTTAGAGGAATATCAAGACAAGTTAAAGGCAACAACCCAGACTATCTTGGGTATGCGCTTCTTTACTGCGTTGATTCTTCCAGCATCACCTTCAGTTCAGCTCAAGTCTGAGATGGCTGGATGGGTTCGTGACAACGAACGTACAAGCTTCAAGCAGGTATTCTCTAACCTAGTTACTGAGTACAATGGCGATTACACACGCGCTACTGAAGAATGGATCAAACTCTTTCCAAAGCAGATGCCATACACAGTATCTGAGTCTAAGAAGAACACAGTTGCTGTTATAAAGTACGGCGAAGCAGCGGGTAACTGGGTAGATAACAACACAGAACTACTCAAGAAGTATCCAGAAGCAGCAGCATTCTTGATTCCTAATATCGGTAAGTTCAGTTATGATGCTTACAAGACTATGATGAATGAGGGCTTCCTCAACAAGAAGCAGGTCGGTGACTTCCTTCGTGAGACACAGATTGCCACAGACAAGCAGTACTACTTCCAGCAACGCAAAGATTATATGTCGGCACTTGCTGCTACCATATCAGTAGATCAGAAGCGTTTAATTAACCAGCAATGGGATAACTGGTCTGGTCAATTTATGGCTGTTCGACCACAGTTGCAGACAGAGTTTGCATCAGGTGGAGCATCAGATGTACGTCGTGAGATTGCAGTCAATGACCTTCGCAATATGCTTACTAACGAAAAGAATTTGCCAAAGACAAAGACAGTATCTGTCCTTCGTCAAATGCTACAGACATACGATAGCTTCAGCGCACAGTTCTCATCTATTACGGATAGAACAGATGCTGCTCAGGATCGTAAGAATGCTCTTCAAGCAGGTGCTAAGGCTCAGTTGCAAGAACTAGCTGCTAGCAATTCAAATACTAAATCAGCCTATGATGTGCTCTTTGCATCATTGATCGGAGAATAAAGTGCCAGTAGGTGGAACACCAAAAAGAAAGCAGCAACCTGCTGCTGGAACAGCAGATGCCACTACATCTGGTGCCTGGAATAGCACAGGAATTGCTGACTTTACTTACATAACGTCAACTATTCCAACTGCCGCTAATCCAAATAATGTTGAAAAGATTACCCAAAAGGAACTTATCCGTAAGTTTTTGGAGATGCCTCCACAGGAGCGTATCGGAATTGGTAACCGTCTCAAGGCTGCTGGATATCAAGTTGGATCTCTAACAGGCAAGGCAACAAGAGATTTACGTAACGCTTACCTAAAGGCATATGCTGATCTTAATGAAGAAATTACTGTATATGGTCAGCAATTAGACTTCAATACATACTTGACAAAAGAGCAGGGCGCAGGCGGTACTGGCGGTGGGCCACGTGAGCCATACACACAGGCTCAAGAAATTACCGATATGTCTGCGAAGGCATTGATTAACGCGGTCATTAGAGATCAAAAGCGTCGTGATGCTACTGATGAAGAAGTTGCTAAATACACAGCACAGATTCGCAATCAGCAAAAGAGGAATCCATTAGTTACGGCTTACACAACTAAGGGTGGCAAGACTGTTGGTTCAGCAACTACTGGTGGTTTCGGTACTCAGGAAGCGCAACAGTTCTTGCTTGATAAAGTTTCACAGGGTGACGAAGCCAAGGCTAATCGAGCATTGGATGCCTACTCAGCAGTAGTAGATTTGTTTGGAGGAATCGGTTAATGGCAAAGCGCCCAGATAACACATACGTATCTCAGGTATTTAACTTTGGTATTGATAAGAAACTTCCTCTTGGATTTGTCAATGTTGTTTATAGTAAAGATACTGGACTTGTTGTTGGTTACGAAAAAGAAGGCAAGTTCTATAACCTAGGCGAGAAGATTCCTGAGAAGGTTACAGAACCGCAGAAGCGCAAGACTTATTCTGGTTCTATTGAAGAACGTGTGACTGCTATTGAACGTGAAACAGAAGAAGCAGCAGCAGCAAAGGCAGATTCTGATGCTAGAGCTGCAACTTCTGGCGACCAGAGAGCTAGGGCTGCACAAGGTGATGTTTTAGATAATTATGCAACATCTCTAAAGCCACGTCTTAATGACCTTGGATTTCAAATTGAAGCCTATGCTCGCAAGATAGCACGTGGAGATAAGTTATCTCCAGTAGAAGAAAAAGAATTAAAACGTTTCAGCGATGAATATGCCAAACTAAATAAGACTTACAACGAAGCACGGTCTGACGCACTAGATTTTTACTATGGAACTCAGGCGGCAGCTACCACGCAGACTGGCAAGAAGATTGTTTCAGGAACTACCCCAACACCTCAAACTCAAGCAACAGGTGGGCCAACTGGAACTCCAGTTCAAACACCTGCGCCTGCTTCAACACAAACACCTCCACCAAAGGTAACAACTGGTGGTACAACTGGTGGAAATACTGGTGGTAGAACTGGTGTTACAACCGATAGAACATCTGGCGGTGGAACAGGCGGAGCAACTGGTGGCACTGTCATCCCATCTAACTTTAACGTAGGAACATTCCGTGCTGCAGATGAAGCATCTATGGCTAAGGCAGAAGGCATTACACCAGGTTCTGTTGTAAAGACCTACGATGCTGCACTTGCTGAAGTTCAGGAAAAGTACAACCTTCCAGATATTATCTTTAGTAAAGTAGAGTCGCTTGGCTCATTACTAGATCGCTATGTCAACCCAAAGAAGTATGGCAAGGATGCCATTGGCGATATTAAGAGGTTTGTTGATTTAGTTAAGGTCGACCCTTGGTATCGTGCCAATGAAGGCGTAATTAGAAAACGTTATATTGAAAAATATAACTATGAAGATCTAGTTAAATCTGGTAAGGCTACTGGAAATACAGTATACGAACAAGATGTTCGCAGACTTACTGATAAACTTGTTAAGCAAGCACGTGACCTTGGTTCTGCTATTGATGAAAATCAAGCAAGGTTAATTGCAGAAGATCTTTATATTCACAACCAAGACGCAGAAGAAGCAACAATTACACGTCGTCTCGTAAGTGGCATTCGTCCAATAACTGGAATGGTTGCTGGCAAGATTACAGAAGATTACAGTGGTCTTGCTCTTAAAAATTACCAAGGACTACAAGCTATTGCTAAAGCCAATGGAATGAGGATTGAGGATATCCTTCCTCGCAACCCAGATGGAACACCAACTACAGCTCAGGACACATTAAAGCGTATTGCACTAGGCGAAATAGATCCAATTCGTTTGGAACAAGATGTTCGTAAACTTGCAGCAGTAGGACAACCACAATTCGTACGTGACCTATTAGGTCAAGGCATAGACTTGGATAAAATCTATTCTCCATACCGCAGAACTATGGCTAGAATTTTAGAACTAGATGAAGGTCAGATTGATCTTATGGACCCAACACTACGTATGGGTATCAACGAAAAGGGTGATGTAAACCTGTACGATTACGAAAAGGCTTTACGTCAAGATAGTCGTTGGCAGTACACAGGTGATGCTCGTCAGAAAGTATCAGATAGCGCACTTACAGTTCTTCGTAACTTCGGATTCCAGGGGTAAATAAATGGCTGAACCTATTACTAAACTAGAAGACTTATCTGCTGCACAAAGACGTGTTATTGAAGCCAACGCAGGCAACGAGTTAATCCCTGTATCACGAGATGCTAGCGGTGTCATAACCCAATACCGCCAAATGAGTCCACAGGAATACCTAACATCTAAAGGTGGCCTTACTAGAGCAGGTTACTTTGGTAACGATATCGGTATGTCCGATGAAGAATACTTTGGCCTGTTAAAAAAAGGTGGCGTTGAATTACTAAACGCAACAAACAATGCTCGCATCAGAGAAGGGGAAACCCAAAAACTCCTAGCCCGTTACAAGTCTCAGGGTATGAGCGATGCTCAAGCGCAAGAAGAAGTTAATAAGTTTTGGGCAGAAGCATCAGCCTCGTTAGAACGAGGTTACGAAATTGATGAGAATGGTAACCAAATACCACTTTATGGTCCTGGTAGTAGTTTTACTGGAGCACCATTTTCTGGATCATCAAGTTCATCTCTTGCTGGTCGTTCTACAACAATGGCAACATCAGCAGCAAGCGCACAAGCTCGATCAGAGCGTCAGTCTGCGTACGATTTGTTGTATTCCCAGTTTAAGGAATATGGACTTGAGTCATTGGTAGAACCACTCAAAGGCTTAATTATTTCAGGTGCTTCACCTTCAGAGTTTACTATCAAACTACGTGAGACAGATGCCTACAAGAAGCGCTTTGCTGCTAATGAGGCACGTATCAAAAGTGGACTTCGTGCTTTATCTGAAGCTGAATATATCCGCAATGAAGATGCTTACCAAGAGGTAATGCGTCGCAGAGGTTTACCACCAGAGTATTACGCTAAAGGTGATATGGGAATCCAGAAGGGTTTTGAGTCACTTCTTGCTGGAGATGTATCTTCTACTGAACTAGAAGACCGTATCGTTACAGCACAAGATCGTGTACTTAATGCTAACCCAGAAATTGCTGCAACACTCAAGCAGTTCTATCCAGGTATATCCAATGGAGATATCTTGGCTTATGCACTAGATCCTGCTAATGCTATTAACGCAATTAAGCGCAAGGTAACTGCTGCTGAAATCGGTGCTGCTGCTGGAATATACGGATTAAGCGCAACAGTGGGTCGTGCTGAACAACTAGCAGGTGCAGGCGTAACAGAAGCCATAGCACAACAAGGATTTAAGACTATATCTCAAGGACAACCACGTGGTGGAGTTCTAGCACAATACTACAAACAAGATCCATATACACAGGAAACAGCAGAACAAGAGTACTTTGGTCTTACTGGAGCACGTGAGGCTGAGATGCAACGCAAGAAACTTACTTCACTGGAAAAGGCTACTTTTGGTGGTCAAACTGGAGTAACTTCTGGAGCATTAGCACGAGATCGTGCTGGCGCTTACTAAATAAAAAGCCTGCCAATGGGATGACTGGTCCATTGGAGCGATAACAAAACCAGTAGTAGGAGCCACACCACCCGCCCCAAGGTGAATGTGAGGCCTGCGTCAATCTAACAAAGAATGGGAGAAGGACCTATGTCCAACTACGACTACGAGGATGATGACTTCGATACAGAAGACACCAGCAATGATCTCGTAAAACAACTGCGCAAGGCTACTAAGCAAAAGGATAAGGAACTGGCTGAACTAAAGGCACAGTTTGAAAATCTAAATAAAGCGCAAAGAGAACGAGCAATTAAAGATGCCCTCGAAAGTCGTGGGGTAAATAGCAAAATTGCTTCATTTATCCCACAGGACATTGACCCAACTGAGGAGTCCGTGTCTAAATGGCTTGCAGACTATGCCGATGTATTCGGTATTGATGTCGGCCAAAACCAGGCAACACCTAATGTAGATCCAGCTCAGGCTGCTGCATATAAGCGTATGACCAATGCTGTCGAATCAGGATCATCTCCTGAACATAATGACAACATTATGCAGAAGCTTATGAATGCAAACAGTCGTGAAGAATTGGATGAAGTCATTAGATTGTCTGGACTCTAATCCGATCCTAAAACAGAAAGGCTAGACCACAAATGGCTATCCCAACAGGTACCCCTACCACCACGTCTAGCATCAGCAACCTCGTACAAGCAGCATACGATCAGTA